ATTTAGATGAGAGGCATTTTAGACTCTATTCTGGGCTACCTCTTTATTCTGCTTTTACTTTCAATCTTACGTTTGACACTTTGGATGCTAAATTTACTATGAACATAGTGCAAGCTGCTACTAATACGCTTGTATCTAAGATTGCAAAGAATAAAGTTAGACCATCATTTTTAACAGATGACGGTGACTGGGGAATGCAGCAGCAAGCAAAGAAGCTGTCTAAATACGTTTACGGACAATTTTATAAATCTAAAGTTTACGAAGAATCTAAAAAAGCATTAAGAGATGCCCTTATATTTGGTGATGGTTTTATTAAGCACTGGCATGATGCCCAGGGAAATATCCATCTAAAGAAAGTATTTAAACCATGTCTTGTAGTTAACCAGGCAGAGGTTATGTATGGAATGGAGCCTAAAACTATTTACGAAGTTAGAGTAGTTGATAAGGGGACATTAAAAGAAAAGTATCCTGATTTTGCTGTTGAGATCGCAGAGGCCAGCATTACTGACATTCCATTCTTTATTGATTCGTTTGAATCTAATCATCAACTAGCTGTTGTAGTTGAAGCATACCGATGTGCTCATGTGACTTATGACAAAGAAGGGAACAAGATACTACATAAGGGTAAGCACTTTATTGGTATTTCTACTGCTACATTCCTTTACGAAGACTTTGAGAAGGAAAAAATCCCTTATACACGTATTCAATACGTACCAAATGCCGTTGGTTATTTCTCTAAAGGTATTGCTGAGATTATCACAGGTCATCAAATTGAAATTAACCGGATGCTTAGACGTATATCAAGATCAATGAACATTATGTCTTCACCAAATATCCTGGTTGATTATATGTCAGAGATTATTGATACACATTTTAACAACGAAGTAGGAACAATTGTTAAATATAAAGGTGCACCTCCTCAATATAACTTTCCTATGGGTATTAACCCTGCTGTGATTGATTGGTTTTTAACTGTATACCAAAAGGCATTTGAAGAGATTGGTCTATCACAGTTAACTGCACAGTCTAAAAAGCCTAGTGGTCTTGATTCTGGTAAAGCACTTAGAGAATACAATGATATTGAGTCTGAGAGATTTGCTGAGTTGTCTCAGTCATGGGAGCAATTTCATTTGGATCTAGCTGATGCAATTATTGATCACTCAAAACAAATTGCTGAAGAGGGTGGAAATGTAGTTGTGTTGTCACCGGATAAGTTTGGAGCTGAAAAGATTGATTTTAAAAAGATCAAACTTAAAAACTCTGAGTATGTTATGCAGGCATATCCAACATCGATGCTGCCTAAGACTCCAGCAGGTAGGCTTGCTTATGTGCAAGAAATGTTAGCAAGTGGGTTGTTAACTCCGGAAGAGGGCTTAAGTCTACTAGAGTTTCCTGATATTTCTGAGATCACAGAGAATAAAAATGCCGGAATCGATGATATACGCTGGACGGTTTATATGATTATTGAAAACAATAAATATAATCCTCCGGAACCATATCAGAATCTTGACTATGGTATTCAGTATTTTAACTCTTGTTATCTTAGAATGAAGGCACGTGGACTACCTGAAGAGAAATTAGATTTACTTCAGAAATGGATTAACGATGCCTTGTCATTAAAGGAACAAATGGCACCTCCAATCATGCCTGCCGGTGTAGAAATGTCACCCGAGGATGAGGCATTAATGGCAGCACAAACCGAAACTGGACTTCAATAAGGAGATTGTATGGAGACAGCATCAATAACAGAATCAATTGTATCGCAAGCAGTTAACCCAGAGGTTGTTAATAATGCCTCTGAGTCAATCGAAGTAGAATCATCCGCACCACAAAATGATGATTGGTCACAGAAATTGGCATTACTAGCTAAAAAAGAACGTGGTTTATTAGAAAAACAAAAATCTTGGCAGCAAAAACTAAAAGAGATTGAAGAAAAAGAAAAAAAGTTTTCTGAGTGGGAACAACTTGATCGGTTAGCAACTGAAAATCCTTCTGAGTTTTTTAAAAAGAAGGGTCTTAAGTTTGATGAGCTCCAGGATAAAATGCTCGCATCACTAACTGATGAAGAACTTGATCCAATACAAAAGCAATTGAAAGAGCTAAAAAGTCAGCTATCCGCTAAAGATGAAGAATACAAAAAGCTATTAGAGGAAAAATTTGCCGAGCAAGATTCAATTAAAAAGAATCAAGAAATTGAAGAGCAAAGCAAATACTATAATGCAGAGCTAAAGAAGTTTATCCAGTCTAAGGCAGATGATTTTGAATTGATCACTACGTTTGAAGCTGCTGATGAAGTGTTTAGTGTTATTAAGCAGGTCTATTTAAAGACTGCTGAGTCAGGTGCACCAAAACTTATGACTTTTGATGAAGCGTGTCAGCTATATGAGAAAAAACTTGAAGAGACAGTGCAGGGCATGGCAAAATCAAACAAGATAAAAAAACTTCTCGGTGTAAATGCCGATGAGGATTTTTTCGGCTCGAAAGTTATGGGCCAATACACACTCGATGACTCGTTCTCACAATCATCAGCAAATAGTCCTGAGCTGAAAACCGAAGAAGAAAGATTGAGAGCAGCGGCTAAATTATTTGAACAACAACTTAAATCTTTCTAAAGGAAATCACTCATGACAGCTACTACCATTAATATGGCGGCTATTTTAAAGACGCTTTACCCATCAGGTCTACCAAAAGACGCTACTTACAAGGACAATCCTCTTCTTGCTCTTATGCCTAAGGCCACTGACTTCTATGGTGAAGACGCTAAAGCACCTCTTAAGTATGCTCCAAACGCTGGACGATCATCTACATTTGCTACTGCTCAGTCTAACTCTACAAACGTAAAAAATGTTGCCTTCCGTTACACAAGAGCGTCTGACTATGCTGTTGCTAGAATCACAAATGAGCTTATTCTTGCTTCAAAGAATAACTCTGGTGCATTTGTTTCAGCTCTTAAGCAGGAAATTGATTCTGCTCAGTTGAACGTAACTAACTCAGCAGCTCAGGCCCTTTATGGGAACGGCTCAGGTGTTATTGGTCAATTGGATTCAACTACTGTACTAGCTTCTACACTAATTAAACTTCGTAATCCTGAAGACGTTGTTTTCTTCGAAGTTGACTACAAACTAAAACTTTCTGCTACTAATGGCGGTGGATCTGTTCGTTCTGGTGTTATGACTGTTGTTGCAGTTGACCGTGAACTTGGACAAGTTACAGTTGACGCTAACATCTCTACATCAATCGCAGCTGCTACTGTTAACGACTTCATTTCTATCGAAGGTGACTACGATAAGAAAATGAAAGGTCTTTCTGGATGGCTACCGGCCGTTGCACCTACTACTGGTGATAACTGGTTCGGTGTTGACCGTTCTGTTGACGTTACTCGTCTTGCAGGTTTCCGTGGAGATCTTTCTGCTCTACCTATCGAAGAGGCACTTATCCAAGGTGGAATGAAAATTGGACGAGATGGCGGTAAAGTTGATCACGTATTTATGTCATTTCAGAAGTACGAAGATTTAACTAAAGCACTTGGATCTAAAGTTCAATTTGTTGACGTAATTGCAAAAGATGCAAACATTGGCTTCCAGGGTGTTAAAGTTAACCTTGGTAAATCAATTGCTACTGTTATCCCGGACAGAAACTGTCCTGATAACAAAATGCAAATGCTTCAACTTGATATGTGGAAAATCCACTCTCTTGAAGGTATGCCGATGATCCTAGATATGGATGGGCTTAAAATGCTCCGAGTATCTAACGATGACTCAGCAGAAATCAGAGTTGGTTACTACGCTCAAATTGCGTCATACTGGCCGGGTTCTTCTGGTGCTTTCACTATCTAATAACAACAGTAGGGAGGTGTAAAAACCTCCCTTAATAAAGGAATTGAATATGGGTAATAGATATATGTCACAATTCCAATATACCCTTGAGAAGGACACAGTCACTCTCTATGGGTCTGTTGTTATTGGTGCCGCCGGTGCTGTTGGATTAGTACAAGGTGGAGGGATTGCAGGTGTAGCTAAAGTGGGAACAGGACTTTATGAGTTTGAATTTGAAGACTCATGGTCACGTCTTTTACACGTTTCAGCAGGTATAGTCAGTGCTTCAGCTCCTGGCATTGCTTCTGCTTACGTAAAAGAAAATCCTTCTGCATTACAAGCTGATGTAAAAGCTGATAAAAAATTCAAAATAGAAGCATTAGATTTTGCTGGAGTTCCTGCCAATCCTGCGGCAGGCTCTGTAATTTCTTTCGTTGTCGTATTCAGAAAATCTTCTTACGGCCCGTGGGATTAAGGGGTAATTATGCCAATTATGCTAGGGGTTGATAAAAAGAAAATTTCAGACGGTCTTATTGAAGGTATTATTGGTGGGAAAAAAGCTTACTCAACTATGCCATCTCTATACCCTGAATCAGCTAAAATGTGTGCAATGGAGTTTTTAAAAGCTGTTGAATCAAAAGATCCTAACAAGGTGATTGCTGCATTCATTGCTCTTGATCATGAAGTTGACGCTATTTCTCCCGAAGAGCCTGAAGAGGAAGAAGAGGGAACAGAAATAGAAATTAAATTGTAGGTTTATTATGGCATCTGTAACACTTTTAGAGTTGAGAAATAGATCACGTCAGCGTGCAGATATGGTTAATTCTAAATTTGTTACTGATGCTGAATTAAATTCATACATAAATGCTTCCAATGCTGAGCTCTACGATATACTGATAGCATCACGTGGTGAAAATTATTTCGTAACATTTTACTCATTTACTACTTCTATCAATCAAGACACATACGCACTACCAAGTGACTTTTATAAGCTTATGGGTGTGGACTTTGTAACATCGTCAACACAAGCAATAACTTTAAAAGCATTCCGTTGGCAGGAAAGAAATAGATTCAGAGAACCGTTTTATAACGTAAGAAATTACAATTTAATGTATCAAATCAGGGGCGATGACTTAGTTTTTATACCTACTCCTAACGGATCACAGCAAATAAAGCTATGGTATATCCCTCTACCTCAAGAACTAACACTAGACACAGATTCTTTTAATGGAATAAATGGTTACGAAGAATACGTTATCATTGACGCTGCAATTAAGATGAGAGTCAAAGAAGAATCGCCAATAGAAGAATTATTAATGGCGAAAAATGATATGAAGCAAAGAATTCTGTCCGCTTCATCCGGTAGAGATTCTGGAGAGCCTGCGAGAGTAGTTGATACTGACTCTAATTATGCAGGTTTCAGAAATTTATGGAACTAAAACCATATAAAAAGCTAACCGGACTACCATACGAGCTATCTAAAACAGTCCAATATATAGAAGAATTTACAAACCAATTTATTAGAAATCCTTTTCTTGTAGGAAATATTTTTATTACCACAATACAAGCAAGCACTGTTACAATTAATCACGGATTAGATGCTGTCCCACTTGGTTGGTTGATACTCGACAAGGATGCTAACGCTGATGTTTGGAGAGTATCCTGGGATGAAAAGACTATAGTGTTTGATTCAAACATAACAGTTAACATTAAAATTTGGATCTTTTAAATGGCACTACAAAGACAAGTTGTTTCTATTCCAATCAGTGAAGGCATGGACACAAAAACAGACAACAAACAAGTAATGGCCGGAAAGGCATTGTTACTTCAAAATGTCCGTTTTCAGAAAACTGGTAAACTATCCAAAAGATTTGGTTTTGTTCAACTGTCTGACACAACTAGTTTTGGACTTTTATCATCTAATACAATAAATGCCATAGCATCAGATGAAGACAAGATTGCTGCTATTACAAGTGACGGTGTATATACCCTATTCAATCAAGAAAATGTTTGGAAAAGAATCTCAGAGTTTAAAAATCCACTAAGCGTAGATTCAGAGTTCTTCTCTAAAAGCTCATTTCAAGAAATATCTAGTGACGCAGATTTTAGAAATAATATTTTCGCCTGTATCTCATATCGCGTAGGTGATCCTACTGGTGAACCATACCAGGCAACATTAATTTACGAGGATTACGTTTCTAATACTAGGAAAGAAAAGAATATTGCAATTTTCCTTACTAACGTAATAGCAAAAAGCAATAATCCACGTGTCTTTATAATGGGAACAGCAACTAGCCCATTTTTCTTTGTATTTATACCTCAAACTATCACGGTCGGAGGTGGATTCAAGCTTGATATATACGACAAAGATTTAAACTTATTTGCAACAACAACAATAGGTGCATTGAACTATCAATCATCGGGTTTTGCAGCACACAGAAATGGTTCAAACATTTACGTCACTACTGTAAATGGTGCTACCGTTAATCTTTATAAATTTACTGTCTCAAACTCTGTTGTGCCAACACTTACTAGTACATATACATTAATTGGTGGAAATTATTTAACTACAGGGGCTCCCCACGGAATAGACTTATACGCAACAGCTAACCATGTAGTTTTAGCTTATATCGACTCAAATGGTGCAACTGCTGGGCAAACATCATTAGTTTCTTTTGATGCTTCTCTGGCGATTGTCATGCCTAGAAAAACAATATGCACAAAAGTAAAGCAAACTAAGGTTTCATTGATATGTGATAGTTCTTTTGCTTATGTAGTATCTGAAGCAACACAAGAACCATACCCAAGCTTTGCAACTAAAAATAATGTAGCGATTGAAACTAATACAGTTAGTTATACAACTGCTGCTGCTCCAATAAACAGTGTGCTTATATTTAGACCTAAGATTTTGTGTAAGCCTATTTTTATTAATAATATCCCTTATGCAATTTTACATTTACAAGAAGAGAATCAAAAAAATGGTTATGTTGTTGAACTAGAGACTGGATTAGTTAAACAAAAGTTTTCCATAAACTCAGTATTTGCCCAGGATCTTTTCACAAATATAAATTATCAAGTCTCAAATAGTCCTTTTGTATCAAACAATATGTCAGCAATCTTTTACCCTTCATTCTATAGCACAGGACAGAGGGATGAAAGTGAAGCACCGTTAAACTTCATTGGTGTTAAAAGGACATTCATAACTCAAGCTGCTGACTCAGGGATGAAGACTAAGCTTGGGGCATCAATCTATTATAATTCTGGTTCGTTGTTTGAGTTTGATGGTAGAGGGTTCTATGAAAATGGATTCTGGCAAGCACCTCCAATAGTAATTGCTGAGCCTGTAACCTCTGCATTTCCCACGCCGGATGTTGCTAATAAAACATTTTCTTATGTAGCAATTTATGAATATTTTGATGCAAACGGACAATTGAGTTTTTCTGCTGCATCTCCAATATTAAACCTACCTACGACTCCACCTAACACAGAATCAATTAGGTTGTTTATTAATACTCCGTTTGGGTCTTCTAAAACAAACTCAAATGGTTTTACAGGTATTATCATTACAGTTTTCAGGACTACTAATAACGGAACAGTGTTTTATAAATTGCAATCATACGGTAGTTACGTCTCTAATGATGGCCGTTTAATATCATTGGTTGATATTGCAGGCGATAGTGCAATTTCAGATAACCAAGTGTTATATACAACTGGCGGCATTTTGCAGAATGACCAGGCACCATCATCTAAATTTATGGTATCAGGTGGAAATAGAATATTCCTTGGTGGATTAGAAGAGAAAGATGAAGTTGCCTACTCCAAAAAACAATTGTTTTCTGAATCAATATTCTTTTCTGATTTATTTAGAATAAGAATTGCATCGGGAACAAACTCAGATAAGACTAAAATCTCAGCACTTGGTTACATGGATGGTAAGCTAATTGTTTTTAGAGAAGAGTCTGTTTATTTTATACAAGGTGACGGCCCGACTGAAACTGGATTACCTTCAAACGCTTTTAGTGAGCCTGAAATTATACAATCCGATGTTGGTTGTATTGATTCAAAGTCAGTTATTTCGATGCCTAGTGGACTAATGTTTAAATCTAAGAAAGGCATATATCTGTTAAGTAGATCAATGCAGGTGAGTTATGTAGGTGCACCAATAGAGGATTATAATAGTGAATCTATTATCGCTTCGATGCTGGCACCAAAATACAACGAAGTAAGATTTTATACGAGTAGTTCTAATTGTCTAACGTACAACTATTTGTTTGAGACTTGGTCGGTTAGCACTAATCAAACATCGGTAGACGCTGAGACTTACAAAAACACAGTATCAATTGTTAAAAGCAACAAAATTTACTCTGAGACAGAGAATACATATATTGACGGTGTATCTTTTTACTCAATGAAGTTTATAAGCCCATGGTTAAAAGTTAATTTAGTCCAAGGATATGTTAGAGCGTATCAATTATGGATAATTGGTGATTATAAATCAGCTCATACGTTAAAATGCAGAGTTTATTTTGATTACGATAATTCATTTTATGAAGATTACTCACTAGTTTACGATGCATCTAGTTCTAATCAGTATCAATTCACTATTTCTTTGCCTCGACAAAAAGTAGAATCAATTAAATTTGAAATATACGACATAAACCAAGCTGGTACTGGAGAGTCTTATGACTTATCTAATATCCAAGTTGAGGTTGGAATAAAGGCCGGAGGGTATAAGCTTGCACCAAACAAGTCTTTTTAAATACGCTTCATATATTAAAGAAAAAGCGGATATTGAACTTATCGAGCATGAACATGGTTTTACTACCTTTTCTATTCAAAATGGTCATGCGTTTATCCATGATATGTGGGTGCATAAAGACCATCGTAAAGAAGGAATAGCATCATATTTTTTAAAAGAAATTGAAATTGTAGCATGGGCAGCAGGATGCAAATATGTTTTAGCATCGGTGCAAATAAACTCTAATGGTATGCATGAAGCTTTATTAGTGCAATTTGCAAAAGGTTTTAGAATTATAAGTGCTAATGAAAAAGAATTAAATTTAGCAAAGGAAATTATATGGGTGGAGTAGGGAAAGCATTAACAGATATAGGAACTACTTTTGCAACTGGTGGAACAAATTTATTATTTGGTGGAGGGACTGGCGGTCTTGAAAGGATGGGTCAGGGTGTTGGTTCATTTTTAGGAGTTAACCCTGAGACTAAATTAAAAGGTGCAGGCCAATTTAAATTAACAGGTGAAGCACTAGAGGGTGAAAGAGAAGCATTACAAAGATTCAGAGACATTGCTAGCGGTAAAATACCGTCAGTATCTGAAATGCAATTTACAAAAGCATTACAAGATCTAACTAAACAACAACAATCCGCTGCTGCTTCGGCGAGAGGTGTTTCTAATATTGGATTAATACAGCGTGAAGCCATGCAAGCTGGAAAGGAAGCTGGGCTTGATATTGGTCAACAATCTGCTATCGCTAAAGAACAAGAAATGAGAAATGCTTCTGACCAATTAATTAGATCAGCAGCAGCACAAAGAGGGGTTGCTTTAGAAGCTGCACAATCAGAATTAAGTGCACAACAAAGAGCAAGTCAAACAAGAGCAGAATTTTTTGGAAGAGTTGCCGGAGCAGCAGGTACTGCCGCTGCATCGGATGTTTCTATGAAAGAAAACATAAACCAATCCGAAAAGTCAGGCAGTGAAATGATTAAAGAGTTTATGGATGCTCTGCAATCGTACACATATAATTATAAAGATAAAGAAAATAACGGTATGAAAAATCCAGATGGCAAAGTTACTTCTGTTATGGCACAGGACTTAGAAAAAACACAACTTGGTAAACAGATGGTGCATGATGGACCCGAAGGAAAGATAGTTGATTACGGTCAGGGCATGGCACCGTTATTTGCTGCTATTGCTGAGTTAGATAAGCGAACTAAGAAAATGGAAAAGAAGGGATAACATGGAACCTACAATGCCACAAACTCAACCATATACTCCAATTGATCTAACCCCTACTCAATTAAAGAGACAAGCAGAATTAAGGGCCGCTGCTTCTACTCCGTCTGGGATTATGAGAAACCCTATTTCTGATTCTCAATTAGTAAATTTTGCAAAAGAAGAACTAGCATCAAGAGAAGCTGCTAAACAAGCTATAGATTTTTCAAAAGAAAAAGATGCTCAAACACAAGCAGAATTACAGGCATTAGGATTAGCTCCACAACAAGCTGTTGCAATACCTGCTAGCAATCAAGTTATAGATGAATCTCAAGTCGTATCCAGACAATCACCACAAGCACCTACAGGGTTAGAAACTGGCACGATGGGTGCACAAGCACTAGCAGGAACTCCTGAATATGAAAAATTAATCATGGGCTCTATTGCTCAACAGCAATCTGCTGCGGATAAATCATTACAAGCAACAGATTTACTCATGAAAGAGTATGAGCTTGGTTTACAAAAAAAAGCACAAAACGAAGCAGATGCATTACAAGAAGTTAGAAAAAAAATTCAAGAAACTGAAGAACAGGCAAAAAACTTTCAATGGGACAATAGGTCTATTTGGGAAAAATCAACCACAAGTCAAAAAATCGGATTGGCAATAGCTGGATTCTTATCATCACTCAGCGACCAAGGGTCAAAATCATTTCAAGATGCTATTACTAGCTCAATGAATAGAGACTTAGATCAACAAAAAGAGCGTTATAATTTACTAAAACAACAAAATAAAGATTATCAATCTTACTACGGTGACTTAGTTAAAAAGTTTGGAGATGAAAAAACTGCCGATTACCAAATGATGAATTTAAAACTGGGAATGATTAACAATAAATTAAAAATTATGTCCGAAACTGCACAGTCTAAGCTTGTAGCAGCAAAGGCATTACAGGGCATTGATTTGGTAAATTCTGAAATTGCAAAAAACCAAGCTGCTATGATTGCTTCAATGACAGCAAAAAAACAAGATACTGTCCCAGGTTATGTAAATACTATTCAAGACAAAACTGAAAGAGCTAAATTTCAGCAAGCATTGTCTGGTAAATATACGTTAGACGCCACCCTAGGAGAGCTAGAAACTTTAGTTAAAGGCACTGGAGAAGCTATCCCATTTTCCACCAAAAACATCAAAGCTAAACAATTAGTGCAAGATGCCCAGTTACAAATGAAAGAGATTAAAAAACTTGGTGTCTTGTCGGGAGATGACTCTAAAAGGTTAGATGACTATATTTCTGCACCAAGTTTATTTAAATCAGATGCTCTTATGATTGAACAAATTAAAGGTATGAGGGATCTTGCCAATAAAGCTATTGGTGGAATGGAGAAAGCTTACGGATTACAAAAGCAGGGTTCAAACATTGGTAGATTAAAATGATCCAAGTAAGAAACAATAAAACAGGCAAATTAGAGCAAATTGATGATGGTGGATTGCCGGAACTTTTAAACTCAGGTGAATATTCTATCCTAAAAGGACAGGATATTGAGTTTGAAGACACTGAAGGGCAAAGACGTATTGTCCCATCCGATCAAGTTTTTGATGCTATAGATGCAGGTTTTAAACATGTTTCGCAAAAACAAATTCAAAAAGAAGAGCAACTTGATATTGCTGCCGATGAGCCATTTAAAGCTGCTGGAGCGGGATTATTACGTGGGTTGTCTTTAGGCTTATCGGATCAAATCCTTACTGCTTCTGGAGTTACAAGTCCGGATAAATTAAAAGCATTACAAGAGGCCAATCCAGTTATAAGCACTGCCTCAGAAATAACAGGTGAAATCGCACCTATAGTGGTGTCAGGTGGAACTTCTGTTGGTGCAAAATTATTGTCAAAAACTCCAGCGGCTTTAGCTGATGTTATTGCAACAGAGGCAGCGAAAAAAGCATTACCACTATCAGGTAAAATTCTGTCAAAAACTGCATCTAATCTTACTAAGTCGGTTGTTGATAATGCCGTTAAGTATGGAACAGGATCGGCAGTTGAGGGTGCCTTATTTGGATTAGGCAATCTTGTTTCAGAAGAGGCACTAGGAGATGCAGAGTTCAATGCTGAGACTGCACTAGCATCCATGGGCTCTGGAGCTCTTGTAGGTGGAACATTTGGGGTGTTTGCTGGATCTACTGCTGGAATGGTTGGTCAAGGTGCTAAAGCAATAAAAAATCAATATAACAAATTACAAAAATCACTTATTGATTCAATTGAAGACGCAAACATTAAAAAAGATATATTAACAAGGCACAGCAACGAAGAAACTGCTAATGAGTTATTGAAAAATCTCGGTGCTTCATCCGATGAAGTTGCGGACAAACTTGAATTAGAACAAGCTGCAAAAAGATTAGGTGTCCCATTAACTCCAGGGATGAAAGAAACAGAAGAAACATTTGCAGGGCTAGAAGCATCTCTTTTAAAAGAGCCGTCCATTGGTGGAATATTAACTAGAAAAGAAGTTGCTAAAACCTACGATGCACTTGATACAATACAAAATTTGATTGTAAAAGATGCTGCTGATGTGGATAAAGTAACTATTGGTGAATCAGTTAAGTCAGGTGTGAAAGCTAAAATATCAGAAGAGCTAGAGCCTGCATCACTACTCTATCAAGAAATAGATCCTAGGGTAGTTGATCTACCACTAACAGAATCGCTGAAGAAAAGATTTAAAACTGAAAGATCAAAAGATCCATACATAAGAATATTTGAACAAGGTCAAAAGTATATTGATAACGTCGATAACCTTGCTACATACAAGGACGTTTCAAAATATAGAACATTTATTGGAAATGAATTAACAAAAGCACAAAGAGCAGCGGACAGAAATGCTGTTGAGTTTTTTGGTGGGCTTTATGACAATCTAACTACGTTAAGAACAAACGCTATCAAGTACAATTTAAAAGCTAGACCATTTGTCTCTAAGCAAACTCAAATAACTGATTTGTTAGATGCTCAAGAGTTAGCAGATAAAATGTGGAGAGAGACACATCAGAAATATGAGTTTCTTGGTGATTATTTAGGTGTAAAAACCAAAAACATGACTAATCTCATGGATAAACTAGATGAAGTAAATATTGGTGATCTTGCAGATAAAGTTTTAAAAATGAAAAACTTGGATCATGTAGAAAAGTTTCAACTTTATTTTCCTGAAGTTGCAGATCTAGCTAGAGCAAGAATCTTGTGGGATATAAAAGCAAAAGCATCTAAAACTGGTACGTTTAGTCCTAAGATATTTAAAAACGAACTAAATAAACTAGAAGTATCAGAATTAAAATTATTAGCTCCTCATTTAAAAGATCCTAAGCAATTAGTTGCTGACTACACTAAAGTTGTAGATGCCTTGCCTAAAGATGCTAACCCTTCAAATACATCAGTTAATATGAGTTTTCAGAGTATGTTTGAAATCCCATATCAGGCCAGGGAAGCATTTAGATATGCAGTATATCGATCGGGGCCAAAAAGCATGATGAGACAGCTATTAAAATACGTACCAACATCAGGTGCGATAGAGAAAGCTGCCAATCAGGGAAAGCTAGCAATTTCTGATTCAGTTGATAATTTCTTTAAACGAGTTACTGATAAAACTATTAAGTCCATAAATAGAATTATTGTCGGACAAGATTTAACAGAAAATGAAATAAAAGATACTGAAAAGAAAATTGAGGTTTATCAACAAAATCCAGAAATGGTCATAGAAATGTTTGTTAGAAACAATAAAGCACTATATGACTCGGCTCCAAAAACTGCCGAAGCTTTACAAGGCAAGGTATTTAACGCTGCCAGTTTCTTATCGTCTAAAATACCCAAGAAGCAACCGTCCATGTTTGACGACTCAGAAATCTCTAGGTCTGACTTAATGAAGTTTAAAAACTATATGGATGCGGTAGAAAATCCATATAAAGTTTTAGAAACTATTGGCAGTGGATATATTGCACCAGAATACATGGAAACATTTAGGGTTGTTTATCCAAAATTAGCAGATGAGTTAAAAAAAGAATTTATAGAAAGATTGCCTGAGTTTAATAAAAAACTAACTGAGAAACAAAAAGCATCTTTGTCGGTGATTTTACAAACTGATAATAGAAAAGCATATACTCCAACTGGGTTTAATACGCTTCAAAATTTTTCAGCTATTCAGGTAAAAAAAGATTTATCAGCTCAGTCACCTAAAAAAGTTTCAACGGTAGGGGCAAAAAATTTAAAAAGTTCTCAAAGAGAGCAATCGGGACTTGATAGAGTTATATATAGGACTTAAACTTATAAGGACTCTATGCCCACAAGGCACGTGCCCACAAGGAGAGTGAATGTCACGACGAAATTTAATTTATAAATACCAAGTATGGAATAATCTAAACTCTGCATCTGCCGTACCTTCAGAGAAAACGGTAGTTGATCAACTAGATATTATAAAATACATCATACAAATAGATCCCACTGTTAACTGCGTGATAAAGGTAGAGTTTTGTGATGATAAAAATTCACAAACCGAAGTGTGGAAAGAATTAGATTTTAACCTTCCTATAGCATTAAATGGTGCGTCCGATACGGAATACACATTACAAATAAAAGAATTTACCTCGTATAAAATGAGATTAAATTTTGTTTCTAATTCTGGAACAGGCCTAATAAATGCCTGGATATCCGGAAACAACATCGGGGCATAAATGAAAATTTATCAATACCCACCGTCGATTTTAACCATTCAACCACAAGATACTAACTTTATATTAGATAGTGTGCAGACTGCGGTGACACAAGACACTGCAAATCCTGCTAATAATACTGGTTTACCTTCTTTGAACTTAATTTATGTTGATGGGAATCAGGTTCCAATAACTAAAGATAGTGTTACTCCTGCTAATACTATTCCTATGCCTGTTGAGATAACAGGATCACAATCGGGTGTATTGTTAAATGGATTTTTAGATCCTGCAAACTCTAGCACTACTGCTCTCGGGATCGGTGGAGTTTTTACTGGTGCTGCATTTGATATTACTTCTTACGCTGCAATTAACGTAAACGTAAAATCAAACGTTGCTAGTGCTACAAACGGAGTAAAGGTAGAATTTTCGCCTGATGGAACAAATTGGGATCATTCTCACTCAACAACTTATACTGCTGCAACAGGTGTAGGGTATATTTTTAATGCAGAATTTAAGTTTGCTCGTATTGTTTATACCAATGGTGCAGTTGCACAATCATATTTTAGACTTCAAACAATATTTAAAACCACTAAAGTCCAATCTTCTTTATATACATTAGATCAGACTGTTACCGGCAACATGTTTGCCGAACTTAATAAGTCTACCATTATAGGTAAGACCACGGGCGGAGGTGGAGGGTTTGTTGATGTAAAAGTCAATCCCTCCGGTGCCCTTACTACTGAAACACAGTTAACTTCATCAACAGCAAATATTGGTGATGTTGATGTTTTGACGTTGCCAGTGACTTACGGAGCTGGGAACACAGACGCATCTACTCAGAGAGTAGTTATTGCTACTAATCAATCTCCGGTGGCAGTAAATCCAATTGCAGGAAATTTAGTTCCGGTTGCCTATGACGAATTGGTAATCTCATATGTTGGTGCCACGACGGATATTTCTACGGTTGTTTACAAACAGGCCACAGTAACCGTTGCTACTTTAACTCTTACATACGATGGGTCAAATAGGCTTGTCGGGGTAGTGAGGACGTAATGGCATTAAAACAAGTTTTCAATCCGATAAGTGGTAATTTTGATCTTATAGATGAAAATTCTCTAAGTGTTACTGATGCAAACAATGTTGGGGCCGGTTCACAAGTTTTTAAAACTAAAACAGGTACTGAATTAGATTTTAGAACTTTGGTTGCTGGTATAAACATACAACTTACACAAGGCACTGACACAATTACAATAGATAATATTGGCATTGATTCAGGCTTAAATCTTGGTGCAGGTGCAGGTGTATTTGCTCAGAAATCCGGTGGAAATTTAGAATTTAAGTCATTAACTGCCGGTACTAATATCACACTTACTCCGTCTACAACTGAAATTCAGATAACTACAAGTGCAGAAATAAACACAGCTAGTAATCTTGGTGCCGGTACTGGTGTTTTTGCAAGCAAGGTTGGAGTAGATCTACAATTTAAGTCATTGACTGAGGGTGCTCACATAGACTTCACCTCAACATCAACTGAGATAAATGCAAAAGTAAAAAACATTGCTACTCCACAATTGAATTGGATTAAAGATACTAACGGCCCTATTACTGAATTTATAGATGGGTTTTTGTTTGAATCATTTGATAATGTTTCTGCTCAAGAAATTTATGCAATATTAAATGTACCAAATACGTACATTGCCGGAAGCCAAATAACTTTGAAGAATGGTAAATTCTTTTGTGTAGGTACTTCTCCAAGCACAGTACAGTTTCAATCTGTGGCCACATTAATAAACTCATCCACTGTTTTAGGGACATACACAAATACTTATACGTCTACCAATGCAGCAGTAACATTGTCAGCAACCTCTAACTTGATTACTTCAATT